TGGCAGTGGCGCATGAGATGATCCTTAAAGTTATCATCCACCATGATAGAGTTCATATCCACAAATTTGGGGTCTTGGTAAATCCTAAGGATAAACTCCTTAGCATGAAGAAGACCAATATCCATGTAGATGGCACCGATGAGGGCCTCAAAAACATCCTCTAAAATCTTAGGGTTATTGTTCCAGTTATTTCTTAACCCCTTTTCATCCATGATGACGAGAGGGCTTAGACCTAATGCATCTGCAATCTTCGCTAAGGTTTCACCACGAACAAGCTTTGTACGAGCTTTCGTGAGGAAACCTTCTTGACGACTTTCATATCGATCAAACAAAAACTTTGTGATTACAAAGCCGAGGACCGAGTCACCAATAAATTCGAGAGTTTCGAAGGATTCTGTAAATTGTTCATACTCCTTGAGAGCAGATTTATGTGTAAATGCCTTTTGGTACAAATCAAGGTTTTTGATCTTTGTACCAACAAGTTGTTCAGCGCTTTCCTTTGTAAGGAAAGTCACCATGTTTTATTATAGAATGTGTTTATTTTTTAAGCCTCCTTCTTGATGTAATGGGGAGAGAGGTACTTCTGCAGGTTAAGGTAAGTAACAACAACTTCGGCGGGGGGTGCGAGGAGTTCGCGGAGCTTGCCGTCGAGGACAATCTGGCGACCGTTCTCGGGGTGCTTGAGACCCTGTTCAGCGATGTACTTGGTGATAAACTTAGTCACCTCTGAGCGGGAGATGAGTTCTTCGGCTGGAAGACCGAGGAATTCGCGCAACTTAGGTGTAACATCCTGCTTGCGGTTGAAACCGTTGTTGGCAGCGCGAGCCTTAGCCTTCTCACCATCGGGATCCTCCTGCGTGTTCTTGACCTTGCGGACAAGCTTAGCCAGGTTCTTGATATCGTTGCGGAGGGCGGTGATCTCGGTTTGGATGGTTTCGAAAGACATTATATCTTTCTTACCCGTCCAATCTTTAAGTCTATGTATAACAGAACAAGAAGTACGACAATTGCTAATAGTATAAAGATGTTTGCTACTTTGGGTGTAATCATACTCGATTGTCTGGGTCTGTTGATAAATCGGAAAGGTTGTCTTGTACCATTTTGAGGACATCCCCCAGCACAACATTCATCAGAACATGGTAGAACATTTGGACCTTTTCTAACCCCACAGAATTGTTTGATGTCACCTTTATAGGCATAGCATCTACAATTCTCGATCACATTACAGACCATTTATTATATCACAATATATTAATGGATGACCAGATTTATTCGAAGTCAGTGATTGACAAATTCATTCAAGAAAATTTATTTTTCAAAGATGAAAAATTGAAAAAGTATTTCGACAGGAACGCTCAAAGAGATCTTGGGAAGTTTCGTTCGCGTGTTCACAGCACTCATAAATCTAAAGATTTTGAAAAAGTTGTATATATTATCATAACAGACTCACTCAGAGATATCATCATAGAGACTATCGGTGAAATATCAGAGTATATGAAGAAGATGGGTGATATCATTGTGAGTGGGGGGGAAGCCTTCAATTTATACGTGGATTTCAAAGATAGAATAGTGACCCCTGATATAGATGCAAAGTTTGTTCCTAGGATGCCTGTAAACCCAGAATACTTTGGAAAACTTCAAGCAACTAAATTGTTACTATGGAACAAATTGGGAGAGATATCTAAACGCCTGAATACACGAGTAAAGACGCGACTTATGAACATGAAAAAGAAACACCCTAAACTTTTCAAATTTTTAGGTATCAGTTTTAAACCATCTGGGTCAATCGTATCTCGTCGGTACACTCTCATCAAAAAGAAAAAGTCTATGTTGGGAAATAAACCCAGTAAAGGTGATGTCTTCATCGATGTAGAACTGTTTGCACTCGATACAAATTTACGCTTCTTTTCTCCAAAGAGTGGTAAAATTGAGGATATTACACTTGGTGGTCTACTTGACATTCCATTCATGCGACCAAAAGAATTTGGGTATGAAGTAGTTCTCTCTAGACGTAAAGGTATAACTTACAGAAACCTAGATACAGGTAAATTAATCACAAATAACAAGGTTTATGTAGCAAGTAAAGAATTTCTGATTGAAGATATTTATATGATGAGTAAACTCAACCTCCGCCCCGAAAAGAAACAACGAGACAGACTTCGCCTCGTAAAACTCGGACAGTTGTTTGATAAGAAAGTCGGGAATACCGATTCTATCGAAGATGTTTTCAAGCGTGTGAAGTCTAAAATTGTTAGAAAAATACCAGCCACCAAGAAGGATGGTCGCGTTTCAATGAACCAGGCAAAGCGTGTAGACCCATACAAATACAACAAATTTACAACGAAACCCTCAGAAGACAAGTTATCTAAACAACTCGTTCAGGGGTTAAAACCAGTTGTTAAAAACATAAAAGTAAACGGATACACCAACTCTTCAGGTAATAAGCGTTTTAACCTGAAAACATTGAAGTGGGTGAATGTCACGAACAATTCTTACGTGAAGAACGAGTATAAACTCAGGGCGGCCAACGCGAAGAGTTTACCAAAGAACTTCAATGTCTCAAAGACTTTGTATGGTTACAAACCCAGGAGAAATCACTGGGTATCGAAAGAATTACTGAACAAGTCTGCAGCTATACCATTTGTTGGTTTAAAGAAATGAAACACAATACATACATAAATGATCTACACTGCCCCAGCCAAAGGTGAAGATGGTCTCTACTTTGTGAAGGTACTCAATGATGACAAACGCAAATGTTTCGTTCAGCTCAACAAGGTCAGGGTTGAAAATGTTTCAGAGGACATTGTCATCGATCTCGTATCAGATGTAAACATTCAGAAGATCGACACCATCGATACACTTAACCTTGAGGCTGCCCATGAGAACTGTGCGGAGTGGTTTGGTAAGACACTCAGTGAGAATGTCGTCAAGGGTGCCTACACCCTCAGTGTAGGTAGTGGTCAGATCACAGGCGATCGTCTCGAGAACACCAAGGTGTTCAATACCAGACAAGAGTCGATTGATTTCGACAACATCCAGACCAACAAGACGTGTGATGTGATCCTCGAATTTGCCGGACTTTGGTTTGCCAAGAAGGCTTTCGGATCTTCTTGGAATGTTGTCCAGGTCAGAGTCCACGATGATCCAATTATTGACACTTACCCAGACGAATATGCATTTGTCGATGAGGTTGAAGAATAAAAAAATTTGTTAACAGTATATAAAAGATAATGAAGGGCCGTAACCAGAACATCCTGATGTTGGTCGCCGTAGCTGCTCTGATCTTCCTCCTTTTCAACATGAACTCTAAATCTGACTACTCCATCAACGAGCGTGAGTATTCGATGTTCGCCCCCACTGCTGGACCCGCCGCTGGACCCGCCGCTGGACCATCCGCCGCGGGTAATACTGTGTGCGGTGGTATGAATCGTGGCACCGGTCTCGCCTCATCCCTCCTCCCCCGGGAGGTTGCCTCAGCTGAGGACTTCGGTCAGTTTGCCCCAGAGGATATCCTCAAGGGTCAAAACTTCCTCGAGCCTCGTGCTCAGGTTGGTTTCCCTGAGACCGTTGGTGGTGCGCTCCGTAACGCGAACCAACAGATTCGCAAGGACCCCCCCAACCCCAAGGATCCCTTCGTGTGGAACAACTCCACTATCGTTCCTGATCTGATGCAGCGTGGTCTCTGCGCTTAAAGATTAGGTACTAACATTTATTAATAAACATGACTACTGTTTCACCTGACCTCTCCGAGAGTGTATCTAAACTCGTAGAGCTCACCAAACAACTCACTGAAGCTAAATCGGATATAAAGATTTTGAATCAGGAAGAAAAGCGCCTTAAGGAGAATGTAAAGAAACATATGGTTTCTCAGGGTATTGACACCATTAATCTCAGGAAAGGGAAAATTAGCATCCGTAAATCAGTCAGGAAGTCTGGTATGAGTAAGGATGCCATCAAAGAAGGTCTTCTGAAATTCTTCAGTGGAGACGAAGTTAAGGTCGAAGGAGCCCTAAATGCCATTCAAGATGGACTTAAAACAAGAGAATCGACTTCACTGTCGTTAACAGGTATAAAAGAAAAACCCGAGAAAGAAGATAAGTAACTAACCATGGTTTGGAGCCAGTACGTGTACGAAGCGAATACTGGCTTTGACGCCGATGCAAGCGACGACGATGAATATAATGATAACACTCCTCTGAATATCGAAGACTGGGAAGTCGAATACTCAGATGAATTGCAGATGATGTGGAATACCATCAGGACACTCCTCTATGATGCCCAAATTGAACATTCGGGAAAGTTTTGTGACTTTGTAGAGTTTTGTTACACCGATCATAACTCACATACTGAACGCGTACATACCGATCATGATGAGGTACTCGATTACATTTGGAAACATGTCAGGCGAATCGTAAATAATAACGGACTTCATGAAGAAATGATGCGGGGTGCATCCTACCACCATTTCACAGATTTCGTGGAAAATTATATGTACTTATATTAAATGTTACCCGATATCACTTCCCAGAAAGTTGCCATCCCCGCCGCCCTTTTTTTGGCGCTCAGCCCAGGTGTTCTTCTGACCACCGACGGCTCCAAGGTTTCTTTCAGAAACGGCAAGACCAACCAGATGGCTGTGTTCTTCCACGCGCTCGTGTTCTTCCTCGTGTACAGTCTCATCGCCAAGGCCATGGGTATCGTGCTCACCAAGACCGACCTTCTCGTGTCCACTGCACTCTTCCTCGCGCTCAGCCCCGGTCTGTTGCTCACTCTCCCCCCAGGGTCGGGTGGTGTGGTTCGCTCTGGTCAGACCAGTATCGAGGCGTCTCTGACACACGCGATCGTCTTCGCGGTAGTCTTTGCGCTTTTGCGTCGCCAATTTCCTCAGTTCTATTAAGTAAGAAGATGAAGTATCTCATTCTCGGTCCAGCTTCAATGGGTATATTCACTCTCATTGGCTCTTTAAAGGCACGGGAATCAGATCTGGCTGATGTGAAAGAAATTTCAGGGTCATCAGCTGGTGCGATCTTAGCTCTATTTTTGGCACTGGGAATGTCCATCGACGAAATTCTAGACACCTCATTGTCTCTAGATATCCCCAGTTTTGTTAAAATACGCATAGGCTCATTTTTTAACAAATTTGGTTTTGTTGATATGGGTCCAATTCGTAAAAAATTGGTGGAAATATGTGGACGCGATCCAACATTTAGTCAGTTAGATATGAAAATATATGTATCGGCATTTTGTATGAATACATCTGAGACGGTCTATTTCTCACGGGACACACACCCACATATGAAGGTGATAGATGCAGTGTGTATGAGTATGGCGGTTCCATTCATATTTGCATGTGGGACACATGATGGAATGACTTATATAGATGGTGGTATGAAGGAAGAATATCCATTGACCCCATTCTTTGATAAAAAACCACATGAGATCACATGCATGAAAATTAGTATGGATCGCATTTATCAGGAAAGTGTTGACACACCTAGACAGTTTGTCGAGACACTCGTACGTTCAGCGTTGTCAAATCGTACACTCTACCAAACACCTATCAAAATTATAGATATCAATGTCGGAAACACAAATGTTTTCGATTTTAACATGAGTTATGAAGAAAAAATACAGTTATTCAACTTGGGTTATACTTTTTTGTCAGCCTAATATAAATGGATGTGGATACATTCAAGGTAAGGCTGACCGCACTTCCTTACCTGACAAGAACCGATGTAGCTTCTTATCAGCAAAGGTCCACATATAAAGGTGTGAATCTCAATCAACTTCTGCGGAAAGCCCAGCAGATGGATGCGCGGCGGAAAAGTTCAAAAATTCAAGAGAAGGTTCGAGACTTTAAAGATCGAGTGAAAAATTTATCGATACCAAAAGATGTATATGCTCGTCTCATATCAACAATTACAGCTGAAACTGATATTTCTTCATTGAGGCAACAGGCTGAAAAAATCATCGAAAAACAAAACGAACAAGAAGATGATCGTTTTAAATTTACATTTTTTGATAGCATCAGGAAATTAAATTTAAATAAAACAACAGTTAATTCTCTCGTAAAGCGTTTAGATCGCGGTGAAGATCCTACTGTATTGACTCAAGAAGCATATAAGTTGCAACAAGAGCAGAAATTGAAAAATATTTCAGATGAACGCACATTTCTAAAAAATGCGTTGAATCGTATAGGTATCGATCAACCCAATAGAAATAGTATACTGATTAAATTCCAGCCAGATAAACAGGTGATCGCACAACTCATCGAAGAAGCGAAGCAAATAAAGGCGCAACGTAACAGAGAAAATGTTGAATCACAAAAAAGAAAACTTGTTAAATTGTCTACTACTCTCGGTATCAATGGAAAAATCTTAAATCAGATCAAAGATGTGAATACGAAGAGTAATGCAATGGCTTTGAAAAATATAATCAATAATACTGGTCAAACTGTGAAAAATAC